ACTCCAGCTTCTACACCGAGTCGCACGAAGATTTGCTCTCGCATTGTGGCTTTGGCACCTCCGCGCTGTACTTTGCCCTCGAAGACGGCGAGCTTCGTTTCGAGCATCTGCCGACTGGCTCCTACTGCATCGAAGAGAACCGCTTTGGCGTGGTCGATACGCTGTTCCGTGAGTTTGAATGGTCGATTGAGCAGGTCGCCAAGCATTTCGGCGAGGAAGCTCTTTCGACCAAAAGCCGCGAGGCGCTCAAGGATGAGAAGCGGAGGCTTGCCAAGATCAAGATTTTGCATGCCGTCTATCCTCGACCGAATGACGAACGCCCGCGAGACGAGCTTTCGCGGATGGCCGATTGGGGCAAGGCGTTCGCGTCCTGCTACGTCGAGACGGCGGAAAAGAATCTCCTGCGTGAGTCGGGCTTCGATGCGTTTCCGTTCTCGGTGGGCCGCTATCTGAAATGGACGGCGCTGGAAGGGAAAACCGCCTACGGCTACGGGCCGGGCTTTGCGGCGCTGCCTGACACACGGCAAATCAACTTCCTGCAAATGATGATGGATTGCGAGGCTGAAAAGCGCGTGCGTCCTTCCATGATCGCAGACGAGCGACTGGAAGGTGACATTGTGCTTTCTGCCGGTGGCATCACCTACATTTCGCAGGGCATGTTTGAGCCAAAGCCCATTCAGGTCGGCGGAGACTACAACGTGGGCCTAGATCGCGTGAAGATGCGGCAAGACGCCATCCGGGCCAAGTTCCACGCCCAACTCTTCAACATGTTCGAGGGACTCGATGGCGTCAGGACCGCGACGGAAATCAACGAGCGTGCTGCCGAGAAGATCACGGCCATAACGCCGGCGTTCTCTCGTCTCGCCACCGAGAAACATACGCCGATGCTCAAGGCGCTGTTTGGGCAGTGGCTTGAAGCCGGAATGTTGCCAGCGCCGCCCCCCGAAGCAATCCAGCGCATTTCCGATTCGGTCGGAATGGTGCCGAATCCGGCCATTTCGTTCTCGTCTCGCCTCGCTCTTGCAATTAAAAGCCTGCGCAACGTCGATGCGGATCGCCATATCCAACGCATCACGGCCATTGCGCCGCTGCGTCCCGAGGTCTTGGAGCCGTTCGATTGGCTCGCCTGGGCGCGTGGTTCTGGGCGCGACGCTGGCGTTCCTACGGATTACATTTTGGACGAGGAAATCGTCCAGCAAAACATGGCTGCAAAGGCACAAGCGCAGGCCGCACAGGCTCAAATGGCGATGCTCGAACAAGGCGCGAAGGCGCTCGGCAGCGTCGGCGGAGTCGAGGCTTTGAAAGGAGTCGCAGCATGATCTTTGCCGCTGCCATCACTGGAACGCTCAAAGGCATCGCGGCCATTTTGTCGATGCTGGTTTGCGTGTGCGTCGTGTTCTGGCTCGCGGGAAAACTTGACTGATTCCATGAAAATGACTTCTGACCATTGGCTTGAAGGCGTGCTGAAACAGCCCATTCCGGGCGGTTCTGCAATGCCCGTTCGTCGTTTCCTTGTGATCCACTTTACCAGCGGTGCGTCGGCGCAAAGCTCGATCAACTTCTGGAAGACTCCAGCGGCCAAAGGGGCGTCTGCTCATATCGTGATCGACCGCGACGGCACCGTGTATCAATGCCGACCGTTCAACGTCACGGCAGGCCATGCGGGCGTCTCGCAGTGGCAGGGCTTCAAAGGGCTGAATGCCTGCTCCATCGGCATCGAGCTTGCAAATGCGGGCGATAACGTGGCGCTGGCGGCTCGCTGGTCAAAGTTTGAGCCGGTGACAGCCAAGCACAAGAACGGCGGCAAGCCGCAAAAATGGGAAGTCTATCCGCCTGAGCAACTCGCCGCGTGTGAGGAAGTCGCTAAGGCGCTGGTTGCTCGCTACAAGCTCGACGACGTAATCGGCCACGAAGACATTGCGCCGGATCGAAAAAACGATCCGGGGCCAGCCTTCCCGATGGCGGCGCTTCGCGTGGCCTGCGGATTCAAACCGGAGGTGAAGCCATGAATGACCGTTCCAAGCTCGACCTCGCGCAATCATTCAACCGGGGAAACGACCTGTTTGAATACACCTTCACGGTCGCAACGAAACGCCATGAGGTGCAGGCGGCGGTTCTGCGTGCCTTCATCGAGGGCTTTAACTGCTTCCTGTTCAAGTTCGAGTTCAAAGGTCGCAAGTTCGAGGATCGCATTGCCCTGCCGCATGCCGCTGGATTCGATGAGCGTGACGCCGTGGAGATGGCCGAATACGCCCACGACCGCTTTTTGAACACGGTGAAGAAACTCGTCAAAGCATGACCGAAGTCGAGCAAATCGAAGCCAAGCGCAAGAATCGCCAAGCGCGTTTGAATGACGCTTGGGCAGACCTTGCCACAAGCAAGTCATTCCGGCTTGTGATGGAAGACGCGCAGCTTCATTTCGGCATGTTCAAAGAATCGTTTCTGCCGACTGACAATTTCAACCCGCACGCTGCCGCGCAACGCGACGGCCAGAAAAGCGTGCTGACCTTTTTCGCCCGCCGCCTCGCTCGCGGCGCGGCACTCTTGGAAGACGAAGCCGAGAGCAAACCAACGAGCGCCCAACTCTAACACCACCAAACACAACGCATGAAATTCTCATTCTTCAAATACTTCGCCGACCGGCTTTTCAGCAAGCTTGCGGCCAAACCCGGAGGCCCCAAAACCAAAGGCGAACTGCATCGCAAGTTGAAGCGCAATGTCGCTCTTCAATCCATCGCTCACGACCACGCAAAGCAGCGCCGCTTGATGGCGTGGCAGCGCAGTGTGCAAGGCGGCTACCAAGCCAAGATCGCGCTGGTTAAGGCTGGCAAAGGCCGAAACTCTCTCGCTGGCATTCCGGAATAACCCCAAACACCACCACCCCATGAACATCGAAATCAAAAACGGAGTCGTCACCAAAGACGGCGACGAAATCGGAGTCATTCAAGACTCGACCTGTTACCTGACTGCGCAAGTCGGGCCTACCGTGAAAGGCGCAATCAAGAAAACCGCTGGCGTCGAGCTGTCCTTTGTGGTCGGCAATGCGCCGGAAGCGCCAGACGAAGAGGACAGCGACGGCAAAGACGTTGACGCCCTTAAGCCATCCCTCGCCGACATGAGCGACGACGAACTGGCCGAAGAAATGAAGCGGCGCGGCCTCATTCAAGAGGTCAAAAACGAGCCTGTCGTGGAGCAACCTCCCGTGATCGAGCGCGATCTTTCTGCCGTCGAACGGCTGCACAAGCTCGCCAACGAGGGCAAGATTCCGCAGCCTCCGGCCAAGCATCCTGCGATGGGCGACAAGACGCCCGAATATGTCGCATGGTTCAAAGCGCACGCGACGCCCGAAGAAATCGCTGTGCGCTACCCTGACAACCGCCGCATTCCGGCATCGGTTCGCGAGTTCCAGGCTGCTGAGGAAAAGCTGAAAGGAAAGCTGCCCGGCGAGAAGAAGGACACGGCACCCGAAAACGACTTCATTGGCAAGGGGGGCGATGAGTGATGAAACTGTTTCCTCGATTCTTCCTCGAAGGTGAAGGCGGCGACGGCGGCAGCAATGGCGGCGGCGGCGCTTCCGGTGGCTCCACGCTGCTCGGCGGCGCGGCTGGCGGCAGTTCCGGCGCTGGACAAGGCGACGGCTCAAAAGCCGGTTCTGGCGCAAGCGGCGGCACTGGCGCTGGCGACGGCGGCAGTCCGGGCGCATGGGATTTCCGTTCCTCGCTGGACGACAAGGGCAACTTCCGGCCCGGCTGGGATGCCAACCTGCCCGATGACCTCAAAGCGTCGGCGGCTGCTCTCGCCAAGTATCCGAATCCGCTCGAACTCATGCGCGGCCACGTCAACGCCTCGAAGTTGATCGGCCAAAAGACGGCCCTCAAGGCTCCGGCTCCCGACGCCAAGCCCGAAGAAGTCGCCAAGTTCAATGCGCAAATCCGCGAGGTGCTCGGCGTCCCGGCCAAGGCGGAGGAATACAAGCTGACGAAGCCGGACAATCTGCCGCAAGGCCTGTCATGGGACGAGGCCAAGGTGGGCGACTGGCAGAAGTTCTTCCACGACGCCAACATTCCGCCAGCCGTCGCTGACAAGATCGTTGCCAAGCAGGCTGCCGAAATCGCCAGCCAAGCCGAGGCGGGCAAAGGCAAGCTCGATCAATGGGTGAAGTCCCAAGAGGCTGAACTGCGGAAAGAATGGGGCGCGGACTTCGACGCCAATCTCGGGCTTGCCGCCAAGGCTGCATCCATTGCCGGTTTTGACCTGAACGACAGCGAGCTTGGCAATAATGCAAAGTTCGTGCAGGCCATGTTGACCGTTTCGCGGCTCATCTCCCCCGACAAGCTCGTCGGCGGCGACAAGGCTGCAACGGTCATGGATGGAGCCGCACAAGCCGAGGACATTCGCCGCAACCCGAACAACCCCTGGCACAAGGCCTTCATGGGCCAAGAGGGCGACGCACGCCAACGCGAGGCCGCTGCCCTTATGGCAAGGCTGCAAGGCGTCAAAGTGTAGATCGACGCGGATCACAAGGCCGGGGCCGAAAAAGCCCCGGCTTTTTTGTTTGACATTCTGCAATGAGTTCAACCTCATCGTTGCAGAGTCAAAGCGGCCCGCGTCCTGCGGATACCCGCGAGAGCCAAGCAGCGGCCTCGAAAGAGACACCCGCGAGAGGGTAAATCACCCGGCAAGTCACGACTCGGACAAGCCAATTCTCGCAATCATCAAATCTCTTCAACGTCATGCCTGACGCCATCACAACCTATTTCGAAACCGAGTATTCCAAGAATTGGGAAATGCTCGCGCAGCAGACCGATTCGCGCCTTGGCGCTGCGGTCACGCCTACGACCATCACCGGCAAGCGCCGCAAGTTCAACCAGCTCGATGTCGGCTCCATGTCCGAAGTCACCGAGCGCAAGGGCGACACGCCCGATGGTGATTCGACCGGCCAATCCTACTGGCTCTACCGCCGCAAATTCGAACGCGTGATTGTGTTCGATGAAGACGACGAGGTGCAACTCGGCACCATCGCGCTCCCGAACTCCGAAGAAGTGCAGTCCATGACGGCATCTTCGAATCGCACGAAGGATGATGTCATCATCCAGGCCTTCGACGCTACCCGCTACATCGGCGAGAACGGCACGCAGTCGGATAGCTTCCTCTCTGCGATGTCCATCGCCGTCGATTACGTTGCTTCTGGCTCGACCGCCAATAGCGGCCTGACGCTGGCGAAGATCGCCCGTGCCAAGAAGCTCCTCGATGAGCGGGAAGTCGAAGACGGTGAACGCTACTTCGTCCATGCGGCGCAGCAGCTTCAAGACATGCTCCTGGTGGACAAGATGACCTCCGAGGACTACGCCAGCGTGAAAGCTCTGGTGGACGGCAAAATTGACCGCTTCCTTGGCTTCAAGTTCATCCGCTCCGAGCGCCTGAGCCGCAACGCTCAGTCCGATGTTCGCACCTGCTTTGCGTGGCACAAGTCCGGCATCAAGTTCGCGGAAGGCGGCCGCAACGTCCACATGGACGTTCTGCCCTCGAAGCGTCACTGCCAGCAGATTCGCGGCGTCTATCGCTGCGGCGCTGTCCGCACTCAGAACGAAAAGGTCGTCCGCATCTACACGGACGAAAGCCCGTAACCCAATCTTGAGCGGGGGTCGCAAGGCTCCCGCTCTTTCCTCCCTCGTTTCAATCTTCATCTCCTCACGATTATGGCTAACGTCTTCACTGATTATGCAACTGCTCAACTCGCGGCTGTCTCCGACATCTCGCAGGCTCCCAATCTCCGCTCCTACGGAGGCAACCTGAAAGTCATTCAGGTCACGAAATCCGCCTACACGGGCGCGACCGCTGACCCGCTCTTTCTGGTCCGGCTTCCAAAGGGTGCGCGTCTCATCCCTCAACTGTGCTCCGTCGATTACGGCGACCCCGGCGACGCCCTCACGGGCAAAATCGGCACCTTCACGGATGCCGCGACGCCCGAGGCGATCGATGATGACGTTTACGGCGCTGGTCTGGCGCTCGGCAATGCTGCCGGGCGGCAGGCCTTCACCGAAGCGGGCACCGTTGGCGCTGGCATCCTGACGTCTGCCGCTCTCACGCAGGACGCTTGGATTGTCGTCACTTGGACGACCGCAACCAACGCCGCGTCTCACACGCAGGTCTGGACGCTGGCCTACACGCTCGCGTAATCCCTCCCTCTTCCGTGGTGGTAGAGTCCTCGCCCTCGTCGCTCACTCGCAGGGCGACGGGGGTTCTCCTTTTTTGAGCCATGACCAAAACCGAAATCTGTAACTTGGCGCTCTCGATGCTTGGCGCGAATACCGCGACAAACATTGACACCGACACGACACCACAAGCGGAGGCAACGCGGCGCTGGTTTGCTCCGGCCCGTGACGAGGCGCTGGCCTCGCATCCGTGGAACTTTGCCACCACGCGCACGGCTGACGCTGACGTGGACGGACCTTGTTG